ATGTGACGATGTGCGGGTTGGTATTAAACAGGGCATAGATGCGCTGCGTGGTCTTATCCATCTGGGCGGCGTTCGGGACGTAGTCCTTGGGGTCGATCTGCTTGGCCTCGGCCTTTGCGTCGACGGCCGCGACGCCCGTGCCGTTGGAAACACTGAGGAAACTGTCGGCAAAGTCCTGCGCGCGCTTCTTGATATCCTCCGCGCGCATGGAGGATGCGAACATCAAAAGCCAGCGGATGACGGCGCTATTCCGGATGGCCTTGACGATGCCCTGATCCGTCGTGGTGACGATCTCCATGAGCGGCACGATGGCTGGGGCGATGGGGTCGCCGAAGATGTCGTTCTCGTAGAAATCCCCGCGCAGGTGGATGATATCGTCATAGGCGAACGTCAGCACATTGCCGTTCTGCATGTAAAATTTCAGGTACAGGTTTCCTCCCGCGTCGTATACGGCGTCGGCCTGCATGGCCGCGACCGGGAAAATGGCGTTCGGCAGGCCGTTTTCATCCCGGAGGATGACCGCGAAGGCGTTGTTGTTGAGTACCAGCTGCGCGGCCAGCTTCTCCTGCAGCATCTGGCCCGTCATGTACTGGTTCGGCTCTTCGAGCAAAAAGCGGATGTAAGGTTCCGGATTGACGGCGATCTTCCGCGTCTGGGCGGTGATGGTCTCCCGGATGTGCTTTGCCGTCAGCTTGCCGATGGCCTTGATCTTGGGCCGGATGCAGGCGCGGACGATATCAGACTGATACATTTTGCCGTTGTAGCTGTAAAAGCCATTCCCGCGTTCCTGCACCATCTGCACGGTCGAAACGCGCTTGGTGGTCGTGATATTCGTCAGGAGGTTTTTAAAAAATCCCATTGTCTCACTCCTAGAGCATACTGGTGTATTCTGCCTGCTTCTGATCGTAGATCGTGTAGGCATCGAGCAGAGCCGCCGTTCCGTCAATGCGGCGCGTGGACTTGCTCGTTTTGTGCGGCTGGATATTGCCGTTTTTGTCCTCGTCGTAGGCGGTGTTTGCCATGCACCACTTGTCAATCGGGTTGTTGTTGTAGACGATCCGCTTGGACTCCAGATCGTTCCCGCAGCGCTTCATCGGCTCGGAAAGCGTTTTCACCCCCTGATGCACGGGGATCATGGCCTCTTCTCCAAAGTAGTCCGCCATGCTGTCCGTCCAGTACGACGCCGACCATGCGTCGTAGCCGATAAATGGGATAAAAATATCGAGGTCTTCCTGTACCTCGATAAACCATGCTTTTACATCCTCATAGCGGATCTTGTTTCCCTCGGACAATCGGAGCAGCCCGCGCTCGTGCCACTTGTCGTATGGGATCTTGTCCTCCGTTACGCGTTTCTCCAAGAGATCCTGCGGCAGCCAGTACATGGAGAGCACAAACAGGATGTCCGGCAGCTCCGGCACCTGGAAGATCACCTTGCCCGCTGTGAGGTCGGTTGTCTTGGATAGGTCGGCCCCGCCGATGCCGTATCGCGGGTAGGGAAGCACGCGCTCCTGCGTCTTGCCGTCCGCCATGTGGTGCTGCCAGATCAGGCGGCGGTTTTCCTTGTCGAGCTGGAAGGTGTCGCGATTGTCCAGCTGCTCAAAATTGAGCCAGGCTTCGCTGGAGGTCTCGCGGATGTTGAAATCCTTGCAGATGAGGTTGCGGACGAGGGCCGGGTTTTTCTCCGCCCGCTCGACCCGCTCTTTGAGGGCAGCGTAGGACTTGATCGTCCCGAGGCCCGGATTTGCCTTTTTCCAGCAGTCCTGGTCGGTCCACTCGCTGCGTTTGTCGAGCTCGTAAATAAACGCGATCCGGCGCGGGTCGTGGTACCCGTCCGGATCTTCGTAGCCGTTGATGATGCGCTCGGCTTCTTCGTATTTCTCGTCGTAGATGTCCTCGCGGATGGTGCCCGCGGTGGAAGTGATAAAGATCAGCGGCTGCTCACGGGCCGTCACGCCGTCGGCGATGATGTCGTACAGGGCGCGCCCGCTCTTCCACTGGTGGATCTCATCCATCATGGCCCCGTGGATGTTAAGGCCGTCGAGGGTGTCACTGTCAGAGGCCAGCGGCTTGAAAACACCGTCGTTAAAATCGCTGTCCAGCTCAGCGACCAGACTGCGCATCCGGCGGCAGAGCGCCGGGGACTTCTTGACCATCCGCTTTGCTTCCTGCCAGATGATCTTTGCCTGGTCTCGCTTTGTGGCCACGGCGTAAACCTCCGGGCCAGCCTCGCCGTCCGCCGTCTGTAAATACAGGCCGACGCCTGACGCAAGCAGCGACTTGCCGTTTTTCTTTCCGACAATGAGGATCGCTTCGCGGTACTGCCGGTTTCCTTCAATGTCGATAAATCCGAAAACAGTCGCCAGCAGCGCTTTTTCCCATAGCTCCAGCCGGACGAGCTGGCCGCCCGCTTTGCCCTTGGAGTGGTGGCAGTAGTTTTCAAAAAATTCGAGAACGTGGTTTGCCCGGCGCGGGGAATAATAAAACTCGGAATCCGCGTTTTCAAGCTGCGCGACCACATGTCTGTAGGTCTTCTGCACCTTGAGACTGACGACTTCGCGGCCGTCCTGTATGGCCTGCCAGTATTCGATGATGGGGTTGTAGGTCGCCGGGTAGCGCGTGAGTTTCATTCCTCGTCACGCTCCCGGACAAAGCTTGCAAAGCCGTCGTCCTCCTGCTTCTGCGCGGTGTCCGGCTTCGGCAGGAGCGCCGTGAGCTGCTTGATGATCTTCTGGTAGTTCGCGTTCGTTGAGTTGTACGCCTGCCCGATCGGCCGGGCTCGGTCATATGGCTCGAGCCGCTCCGACTGCTGGAATTTCTCCGTCCAGCCGTTTTCCCGCAGGTCGTCCGCCATGTCCTCGCACTCGATGCGCATAAAGGCTGCCTGATCGATGAGGCCTGCGACAGTCCCGGCCGCTTCCTTCGGCAGAAGCTTGTAGATCCTCCGGAGTCTGGTCTTCTCGGCGCGGATACGCTGTTCTTTTGTCTTTTCCTGCCTGTTCGCCACAAAAACCGCCTCCTTTTCACGTGATTTTTGCCGTCTGTCCGCGCGTGCGCGTAGATTACTTATCACCGCGCTTTTGTAGGGGGGCCTCGCGAACGGCCTGCGTATTCTTCCGAGGTAGGGCGCGCGGTGATTCATCCGGCGCCCCGGCCTCGCGCGATGGGGGGATCGGGTCGCCGGCGGCGTCGAAGAAAATTTTTTGCGTCAGAGATTTTGCGACGCCGTGCCCGTCAAACTGATCGTGGCAGTCCTTGCAGACGAACTCGAGGTTGGAGAAGGACAGGCTGACGTCTGGGTCAGTGATGTTGTCCGGTGTCAGCGCCCGCTTGTGGTGGACGATATAGCCCGGCTTGTCCCGGCACTCTTCGCAGAGCCCGCCGTCAATGGTCCGGCGGAACTTGATATACCCGGCGCGGCATTTCTTCCAGCGCGCGGATGCGTAAAAACGCGCGGCCCATGGCTGCATCCTGTTCCCTCCAATTCTTCACGCTATCACTGTATCACATTTTTTTGGCCCTGTTGGCTCAATTTTTGCGATAGCCAAGCTCCAGCGCCGCTTCGTATACAAAACGGCTGTACATGCGCTTGGCTGTCGACTGGCTGACATGCACCCGGCGCGCGGCGGATTCCAGGCTTTCCCTCGGCCAGATCCATGCGTGCAGGCGCACGATCTCCAGCACGTCGGCTCCGTCCCGCCATGTCTGTGCGGTATTGATCGCGGCTTGCACGGCAGCATAGTCCTCGTACTCCCGCGAAGATAAAACGCGCACAGCGATATCCTCGACGGCGCGCCCGGAGGAATGTCCGCCCGGCTGTGCAGAATATCCCGGCGTGATCTTCTGACGGCTCATGTCCCGAACCTGTCTATCCAGTTTCGGGAATTCGCCGATGGTGCGGCAGACGTTCCAATACCACCAGTATCTCGGCTTTGACACTTTCCCACTTCCTTCCTGCTTCGTGCTAAAACCTTACGCATATACAAGGCTTAATTTAAGCGGCTCCCGTTCCGCTTGTGTTCTGATCTTGGATCGACTACATACTTATAATATTGATACCCGTACTTCGTCGTCCGGGCCTCGACGAGGATGTAACCTCGCGGGGCGACGGGCGGATGCTTGGGGCTGTACTCGCGCACGGCCTCGGTTGCCGGCTCCGGCTCGGGGCGGATACAATTTCGCGTCGCCTTGTACCGGTGGCCGCCGAATTCTTTTCTCCAGTGCGCATGCAGGTAACTGGCAAGTGCTGTGTAGTCCTGGCCATGGTCGACCTTGTTTCCCTGCTCATCTATATAATAGTTGTGCTTTCGCAGGTGCCGAACCTCGATCACGCTGCCGAGCCCCCAAAGCCCGCCGATGGCTTCTTCCGGGATCCCCTCTGTTACCAGGTGCAAATGGAAACGATTGGTTGTTTTTCCTCTTCCGTAGAAAGCAACGATTTTGACCTCCGGATAGTGATACTGCATGCGGCGCACAAGGTTGTCGCGCACTCTGCGCATTTCCTCTGCGGTATGTACCTCGTTTTCTGCATCCAATGTCAGGGTGGAATACAGACTTGTTGGCGAGAAATTGGCGTTCATCAGCGCAACGAGCCGATCCAGCGATTGCTTGCTGTTGAATTCGTCGCGCTCTGCCTGCGTTGCGAAGCGCGGCTTCCTCGGCTTGCTGCTCTTGATATCCGCCTGTTCGCTCACGTTGTAGACGATCTGCGTACATACCGCCCCGGCGAATAACCGCCGCTTGTGCCTTTTTGCCATACTCCATCCTCTTTTATGCAAACAGTGATAGCTGCGCCGTATGCGCGGCGAAACGTTCCTCTTGTTTTGCGAAATAATCCTTGTCGATCTCGCACCCCACGAAATCCAGCCCTGCGTCATATGCCGCGATCCGGCTGCTCCCGCTCCCAAGGTGCGTATCGACCCGGCTTTGCGTACCTGTCAAAGATCCACGCATAGAGCGCGACGGGCTTTTGCGTTGGGTGGATTCTGCATTCGTCTGCATGCACCCCCCCGAAATATGCATAATCAAAGCATTTTGCCGTTTTCGTCCCACTTGTCCATGCCAATTCTCCATCCGAGTATGTATCTACTGGCTGGTGCTTGTACCAAAAAATAAATTCTTTGGTTGGCGGGAGCAGATCCGACAAATGATTATATCCCCAAATGATCTGATTTTTGCTGATTCTGCGCAGCTCTGCAAAGTACGCGGTGGACGGCTTTGCGTCGTTTACTGTCTGCATTTGCCCGTATTTCGCAATGCGGCTTGTAGCTTTAAACCCTTTCTCGATCCCGTATGGCGGATCTACCACCGCGAGATCAAACGCCTTATCCGGCAGCGTCCGCATATACTCCATGCAGTCCATGTTGTACGCAATGTTCATAGCGATCCCTCCTGTTCTGCCCGTTCAAAGCGTGGCCGGAGATTCCGGCCATGCGTTCAGCGTGCAGTTATATCTCCACTGCCTCGTCCATCCGCACATTGATCTTCTTCCCGCCGGACTCGATCACATATCCTCCGTGTCCTCCGTACCTTGCCTCGAATTTCAGCGCATCATACACTGCGCCTACCTTTGGCTGAAGCTTCTGGAATACCGGTATTCTTGTCATGATCCGGATGCGCGTCTGCGTCGGAAAATTTTTCTTTTCGAACGGAACGCCCTCGCGGTCCTGCGCCGCCTGTTTTGCCGCGCACGTCTGGCTGCAATAAAACTTTTTTGCATGATTCATCCTGTGCAGCTCGCGCTGGAATACCTTCCCGCAGTGTGCGCACTGCATTGTTATCATCGTCGGCATACTATCCACTCCTCATTTTTTACCCGGGCGCGGCCTTTGCAGCTGCCGCGCCCGGAGCCTTAAGCCGGGTCTCCCTCCTGCGCACCTCATGGCACAGTGCGCAGGCATAAGTCCATCAAAAAATCAGTTCTCCCGGCTGTCTGCCGCCTCGATCTCCTTGCGCTCCTGCATAAACCCGTGCAGGAACAGCTCCAATAGATTTGCCGCGCCGTTCACCATCTTGGTAAGATCTTTTTTGCTGATCTGGAGTTTGCCGGTCGTTGCGACCTGCAGGTCCGTCCTGCCGATGATCTGTACCGTCGGATTCGGCTCGATCGTCCGTTTCCCATCCTCCTCGATCTTATAGAGAGGCGGTGTCGCCTGCTCCATCACGATACGCGGCGGATACGCTTCGCCGCGGAATGTAACGTCCCACTGCTCTTTTTCGTAGTTCCCCGTAAACTCATCGAGTTCCGCCGCAAAAAGCTCCATGATTTTAGCCATCTTCAGTTTCCTCCATTCCTACATGTTTTCGTCGTATGCCGTTTTCATCCTCCGTGAGCGGCAGTGCCTTTCTGCGTGCCCGCTCCTCCGGTTGCCATCCGCAGTGCGTGCAGGCCTCGTCGCCCGCGTACTCCATCATGCAGCACCGCGCCGACTTCGGCAGCGTGCAGCGCTTTTCATCCTCTGCCATCCCCTACACCTCCTGTATGTCGATCCCGTATTTGGATCGCATCATTTTTTTGTTGCGCAGGTACTCCTTGGTGCGCGTGGGCTTGGCCTTTACATCCTCCACCACTAGTTTCCCGCCGAAGCGGTAAGAAAAGTCCGCCGTGTAGCGGATCGCGCGGATGCGCTTACCGTTCTCTGTGAGATAGCTCTCCTGCAGCGTAAACTGCGGCTGCAATCGCAGATCTGTAATGATCTCCGCGCGGAGCATCACCATCAGGTCGTCGTACCTTCGCGCCTCTTTCTGGCTGTCGAAGCGCACCGCGCCGCGCTCTGCCTTCTGGCTTCCGTATTTCGTTTTCCCTTGGCTCCCCTTCGCAAGGGGAGCTGGCGCCGCAGCGCCTGAGAGGTCGCGCGCCTGCTTCGCGTAAAGCTCCCGCATCCTCGGCGGCATATCCGCCATCGATTCAAATCTCAGCCCGCTCATTCTGCCGCCCCGTAGCTGCAAAAATCGTCTTTATCCCTCACCGGCGTAAAAGTGTGCTCGTTCGCGTATTGAAAAATCGAATTTGAGCAATTACAATAAACGCCAGTCTCTCCATCATTCCTTACATACAATTCTCCGTGTTTACAGTCCTTGCACCGCACCACCTGCGCAACGTCGGCGGCGGGCATTTCCCGAATTTCGGCATATGCGCGTTCCAACCGTGTTAGTGCCGTCATGCTTGCACCGCGTTCTGCTTTCCGTAACGCAAATAGCTCATCCTCGCGCCGGATATATTCGTCAGTCATCGTGCACCCTCCTGTTCCAAGCCTCTCTAGCTTCCGTGTACGGATCTTCTACAAACGTTGCCCGGAACTTAAATTCGGTTCTGCATTTTGTGCAGATCAGGCCAAGCGTGGTAATCTTCTTCCCATAATTGCACTGCACGGAATTTGGCCCATCGATTTCTCCGCCGCAGAACGGACACTGGCGAAACTCAACCATTCCTCTTACCCTCCAATCTGTTCAAAGTAAAACTTGATCGGTTTCTCGTGCTCGATAACGTTGCCGTAGGCAACTCCCACCTTGTAGATGTAGTTCTCCCTGAGTTTGCGCGGGATCTCCTCGATATAGCGCCGGAATGTCTCCAGCGTGTTTGCCCGCTTGTAGTGGTTACACATCCGGCAGGCAGGCATGAGGTTTGAAATATCGTCCGTTCCGGCTTCTTCAATGCCCCATGCCCGCAGTGGTAGGAAATGATCGACCTGCATATCCTTGTAAGCGATTTCTCGCCCACAATACGCACAGTGGCCGTCATACTTCGCATAGACCGCTTCACGTTTTTTCTTACTGAAACTCACTTCGCATCCTCCATTTCCGCCAGCGCCTTTTCCGCCTCTTCGCGGGTTAAAAATACGGTTTTGCCGATATTAAAAACGTCTTGCAGCAGGAAGGCGTCCGGCTCAATGTATGGCTTGCTTTTATCCGGATATGTTTCAAATGTCCGCTTTATTCTCCACACTGTATCCCCCACCTTGCACGGCAGCACGACCACGCGCCCATCTCTATCCGCCTGCAGCAGCTCTAGCGCGCGTTCTTCCCACTGCTTTTCTTCTATTACCATCACGTCACCTCCACGGCCTCGTCCAGCCGCACATTGATCTTCTTCCCGCCGGACTCGATCACATATCCTCCGTGCCCGCCGTACCTTGCCTCGAATTTCAGCGCATCATACACTGCGCCTACCTTGGGCTGAAGCTTCTGGAATACCGGTATCCTTGTCATGATCCGGATGCGCGTCTGCGTCGGGAAATTTTTCTTTTCAAACGGAACGCCCTCGCGATCCTGCGCCGCCTGTTTTGCCGCGCACACCTGGCTGCAATAAAATTTTTTTGCATGATTCATCCTGTGCAGCTCGCGCTGGAATACCTTCCCGCAGTGTGCGCACTGCATTGTTATCATCGTCGGCATACTATCCACTCCTCATTTTTTACCCGGGCGCGGCCTTTGCAGCTGCCGCGCCCGGAGCCTTAAGCCGGGTCTTCCTCCTGCGCACCTCATGGCACAGTGCGCAGGCATAAGTCCACCAAAAAATCAGTTTTCCCGGCTGTCTGCCGCCTCGATCTCCTTGCGCTCCTGCATAAAGCCGTGCAGGAACAGCTCCAATAGATTTGCCGCGCCGTTTACCATCTTGGTAAGATCTTTTTTGCTGATCTGGAGTTTGCCGGTCGTCACGACCTGCAAGTCCGGCCTGCCGATGATCTGTACCGTCGGATTCGGCTCGATCGTCCGTTTTCCGTCCTCCTCGATCTTATAGAGAGGCGGTGTCGCCTGCTCCATCACGATCCTCGGTGGATACTCCGTTCCAACGAAATCCACATCCCAATGCTTGCCGTTGTACTCATTTACAAACGAATCCAGCTCTACGGCAAAATATTGCATGATTTCAGCCATCTGTTTGCTCCTTCCCGACGTGCTTTCTCCGCACGCCGTTTTCATCCTCCGTGAGCGGCAGTGCCTTTCTGCGTGCCCGCTCCTCCGGCTGCCATCCGCAGTGCGTGCAGGCCTCGTCGCCCGCGTACTCCATCTGGCAGCATCGCGCCGACTTCGGCAGCGTGCAGCGCTTTTCATCCTCTGCCATCCCTACACCTCCTGTATATCGATCCCGTATTTGGATCGCATCATTTTTTTGTTGCGCAGGTACTCCTTGGTGCGCGTGGGCTTGGCCTTTACATCCTCCACCACTAGTTTCCCGCCGAAGCGGTAAGAAAAGTCCGCCGTGTAGCGGATCGCGCGGATGCGCTTACCGTTCTCTGTGAGATAGCTCTCCTGCAGCGTAAACTGCGGCTGCAATCGCAGATCTGTAATGATCTCCGCGCGGAGCATCACCATCAGGTCGTCGTACCTTCGCGCCTCTTTCTGGCTGTCGAAGCGCACCGCGCCGCGCTCTGCCTTCTGGCTTCCGTATTTCGTTTTCCCTTGGCTCCCCTTCGCAAGGGGAGCTGGCGCCGCAGCGCCTGAGAGGTCGCGCGCCTGCTTCGCGTAAAGCTCCCGCATCCTCGGCGGCATGTCCGCCATCGTTTCAAATCTCAGCCCGCTCATTGCTCTGCCTTTCTTGCTTCCATAGTCCACTCGCAGAAGCCGTAGACAGTGGCGGCCATGGATATGTGTACGGCTTGCACTCCGGGATATCGATCCATTCCCATTGGTTGTCGCGGTAAATCAGAAATATTTCCGCCTCCGGCTGGACGGCATACACCGTGAACACGCCACCAGATAAAAGTTCAACCTGAAACATTGCCGTTCCCCCCTGTATTTGTCTGATACTCGCCCCAACTGCAAAAATTGTCCGGCTCGACCAAGGACCTGCGGGAAAAACACCGGCCTTCGATTCTGAAAATACAGTTCTTGCAGCGCACCACAATTTCTGCATCGTTGATCGTAGGCGCATCATCTAAGTAATCTATGATTGAGTCGGCTTCCCAATCTTCAATTTCGCCCTTTTGGTGGTTCTCCATCGCCTTGTTGTAGACTGCATCCGCATCAATCAGTCGCATCGTCAAATCCTCCATCCATCTTTGCACCGCATCCTGCGCAATGTTTTGGCAGCCGCGCCGGATCATCCGTGCCGTCGTCGATGCAGTATCCGCATTGAGAGCAATGCCACACATCAAGCACAATCTCGCCGTCTGCGTATCCGTCTCCCTCACCTTCCCACTGCCCCTGCACCACCTCCGCAACGTCGGCGGCGGGCTGGCGCAGCAGAAGCGTTTTCACCCTCTGAGGTGTCCAGTTCGGATTTTCCGCGTTGCAGGATTCAAAATCTGCCAGCGCCTTCGCGCGGCTGATGTATTCGTCAGGCATCTTGCACCTCCACACCTGCGTTAGCCAGTATATCTTCAAGCAGCATCTCGTTGTCGTCGCCTACGTAGTCGCCGCGTTCATCAAAATACTGGTATGAGGTATATTCTCTTGCCTCGATTCCGGCGATCTGCCGCAGTACCTCGTTGTATTCATCGAGTCCTCTTTCCGCCGCGGCCATTATCTCCTCCAGTTGTTCGCTTGTTATGCACTTAGCCATCCTTCTTGTCCTCCAATCCCCATTCCTTCAAAACCATATCCCTGCGCACCATGCAGGCAGCATTTGCCGGAAACACAAACGTCTCATCCGTAGAGCATCGTGCATAGTGCTCGCAGTGGAAGCATTCTCCCAGCACCACCGCGGCCTGAACGCCCAGCCCCTCAGCCTGCTTTTCAGGCGGCAAGTCCTCCATAAATGCGGTACAGTATGTTTCAGCCATCCTCCTTGCCCTCCATTTCCTGCAAAGCCTTCTTGGGTTCTTCGCTGGTTAAGAAAATCGTTTTTCCTATCGTCGGCTCCCGGAAGAACGCCAGCGCGTCCGTCGGGGAAGCGTTCGTTTTTCGCGGGAATACCCGTGCAATCAAATTTCATCCTCCATTCCCTCAAATACCATCTGCCCCGGCAGAACGCCATCTTCCATCCACCAGTGCATCACGTCCTCGCCGGTCTGCCACTCACACGGAAGATCTCGCTTGCGCCGTTCCGCAAGCATCCTGTCAAACGCCCGGACATACGCCGCCTTGATCTTCGGATAGCGTGCAAACTCCGTGATTTTGTTCTTCCTTGACATCGGGCATCCGATGCACCCCACGCGCTTCCATCCGCAGGCGTATAGTGGGTTCATCGTGATCTTCTGCTCGGAGCAGTAGTCGATGACGTCACTATCTTTCCAGTCGATAACCGGATTCACTGTCCGCTTTGCTTTGAGCTGGCACGTTTCAAAAAGCATTCTCTTCTCATCGTTGTCGTCCATGAGGACAATTTTCTTTTTCTTATCGGAGTGGAACGTTTCAAGAATGCCTCTGTTCTTTCGATTCACGCTTTCTGCCCATCTAACGCCGGTAGCGATAAACCGTCCTTTTCCACCGCCCTCTTTGAGTTCCGCACAGCAGTATCTCATCAAACGTGTCGGCGGCATGAGCTTGCGCGGGATCAGATTCCACATGGTTACATTCGTTCCGTCTGGGCGCTTGTGCGTATCGATGGTGCATTTTACGCCTGCCAGTTCCAACCTCCGGAAGGTATCCAGCACGTGCCAGACGGTCTCCGGCGCGTCCGCCGTTGTGAGACTGTGTAGCACCTCATACGGGATACCTGCTTTCCCGGCCAGATGCAAAAGAACGTCTGAATCCTTGCCTCCGGAATAAGTGATAACAAGCGGCTGCTTGTACAAGCGCAAGCTCATATCCGAGGCCATCCGCAGCCGCTCAATCGCGGTTTGTTCTAAGTCCATCGGTTCAGCTCCTCCATCAATGCCTTAAAAATCGGGTATGCTTGCTGCGGCACTACGGCGTTTCCGAGGCATTTAAGTCTGTCCACCCTGGCGGGAATCCCATGAGCCACTCTACCCACGTTGGGTTCAGCTGCCCAGCAACGTCCGTCCGCAAGCTCCCATGATTTCCCCCACCGTGCGTCCCCTGCGCATCCGCTGCACATGGTGTCGTAAACAGCTTCATTGCCACTCTCTGCGTCAGATTGCATTTGCCCGGATCTTTCTGCCGGCTTGGTGGCACAGATTTCAGCGTGTCTTTGTATTCGTTCGCGCGCGGCGTCGGCCACACCTGCGATTCCGACGAAGAACACTCTCGATCTTCTGTGCCAAGTTCCGACAGCCGCAGCCTCAAAATTAAACACGATGACGTGATAGCCAGCACGCTCCAGATCCTTGACCACCTGCCCGGCGGCAATCTTGATGATTCCAGGAACGTTCTCACCGACAACGCAACGCGGGCGCAGCTCTCGGATAACTCGGAGCATCTCCGGCCAGAGGTATCGATCATCCCCTTTGCCCTTTTGCTTTCCAGCCACGGAAAAGGGCTGGCAGGGGAATCCTCCGGAAATAATGTCAACTGCTCGCAGTCCTGTGCGCTCATAAAAACTCTCCTTTGTCAATGTCCGGATGTCCCGCCAGCGCGGCACATCAGGCCAGTGCTTTTCCAGCACCTTCGTCGGGTAATCGGCAAACTCACACTGCCCGACGGTCGTAAACCCTGCCCACTCGGCAGCTAGATCCAGCCCGCCGATCCCGGTAAACAGGCTCAGATGCGTCAGCATCGTGCCTCATCCCTCCCCGTCGTCAGCGCGGATGATCTCCGTTGCCTCTTGCAAATATCGATTTCCCATGATATACTCTCCTTGTAAAGCTTTTGGCGGCCGCCCTATGGCCGCGCCCTCGTCCGGTTGCCGCCGGTCGAGGGCATTTTTATCCGATCAGGAACTCCGGCTTATAGTGGAGCTTCATCGCCTTGGCGTTCTGGTGGTACTCCGGCGCGCTCCATTTGTAGCCCCAGTGCTTGGCCGCCGTAAAGATCGCGGCCAGCTCGTCTCCCGCGCGTACCGTAATGCTCTGATTGCGGTACGCTACGGCGTAATAATTTTTCCCGGTATACCCGGCCTGCGCGATCACGCACGGCCTGCGCGGTGCCCGCTCTCCCGAGTAATCGGTGCTATTTTGCCGCATACAAATGCCCCTTCCTTACTTTCCTCCCGGCGTGCGCGATCTCCCGCTGCGCCACGAAATTCAGCTCCTGCGCGTGCTTCTCTGCGAGCTGCTTTTGATAGATGTGCTCCCGGATGGACTGATACAGCATCCATGAGCAGCACATCGCACTGCATCCCGGCGCACGTCCCGGACAGTCCCTCCCGCATGTAGGCGGGATCGGCTTTGTTTTCGGTGCGTACCGCATTATCCGTCCTCCGCCTCCTCCCATAAATGCTGCATCCACGCCGCCAGCGTCAGCAGGCGCTTGCGCGTCTCCAGCACCAACTCGACGATCTCACGATCGATATGCGGCTGGCTGCTCAGTATCTCCGCGTCCTCCTGGTCCTGCTCAGCGGCCCGTGTAGCCGCGTCAATCAGGTCCGCCATCTGCTCCGGCGTCAGCTCCACCGTGATCTTTCCTTCATGCATCATTCGTGCCCTGTTCCGCTATCTTCATTGCCTCGCGGATCACACTCCCGCCATAGGCGTCCTTCGTCAGCTCAAAGAATGCCTCGCGCGTCATGCATGCGCTCAGATCGATGCCGTGATCCTTCGCAAATGCCTTTCGCCCTGCCTCGCAGCTCCCAGTCAGCCGGTGATGCCAGTCGTACAACGTTATTACCGGATACGCCGTGTTCGGCTTGATCTCATCAAGGAACGCCGCAATCCGTTTCTCCTGCGGCATATCCTCAAATGCCTTATCCCGCGCAGACTCCACGGCGGCACGGGCCGTTTCCCCATGCGCAAAGAATCCATCTACTTTTGCCACAAAGCACGGCGTTAATGTTAAGTCCCCTTGCAGGATGTTGCCTTTTGCAATGTTTCCATGTACCGCCGTTATGATCGTCTGCATACCATCGATCATATGTACATCTTCGCCGTCATACTTTTTAATGCCGGCGCCGTAGCCGGAGCCGTAGCCGTCGCCGTAGCCGTAGCCGTCGCCGTAGCCGGAGCCGTAGCCGGAGCCGTAGCCGTCGCCGTAGCCGTCGCCGTCGCCGTAGCCGTAGCCGTCGCCGGAGCCGTCGCCGTCGCCGTAGCCGTAGCCGTCGCCGTAGCCGGAGCCGTAGCCGGAGCCGTAGCCGTCGCCGTAGCCGTCGCCGTCGCCGTAGCCGTAGCCGTCGCCGGAGCCGTCGCCGTCGCCGTAGCCGTAGCCGTCGCCGTAGCCGGAGCCGTAGCCGGAGCCGTAGCCGGAGCCGTAGCCGGAGCCGTAGCCGGAGCTGGAATCTTTTTCTATGAAGTTTTTTACTTTTATCGTTTCCATTCTCGCACCCCATTGATGCTTTCAACTGCCATCTCCGAGCACGGGATGATCTCAATAATCCCGAGCACCGTCATTCCCGGTACCGTTACCGTAAACTTGCAGTTTTTCGGTGCGTGCACCCCCTCCGTTGCGAGCTGGGACAAGCTCGCCGCTCCATCCCAATACCACAGCCTGCGGCAATCAACCAGATCGGCCTCGTCCCCTCTGCGCTCCGCGATCTTTGCGAAAAACACGCCCGCTTGTGCGCACCGAATGATGTAATACTGTTCCTTTTTGTTTTCCATTATTGGTCCCTCCTTAAATTTCGTTTTCCAGCAGCTTCGCTCGAAGCGCCTTGTTCTCTGCCTCCAGCCGCTCGATCCTGTCGGCGCAGTCTCCCGTCGGGCCGCCCGGTGTGGATATGCACCGCAGCGCCCTGATAATATCCTCACAGCTCATACAGCACACTCCCCAGTACAGCGCTGATCGCCGCCGCTCCGCCGAATGCCAGTGCCGCACCGGCCAGCTCCAAGGCCAGCAGCACCAGCGCCATGCCGGACAAAAACGCCCCTGCCAGCCAGCAGACGGAGAGCGCCGTCCGGCGTACCCGCTCCCTCTTTTCCCGCAGGCCGTCTCTCTCGGCTCTGCGCTTGTTCCATTCGCGTTCCCGCGCTCTCTGGTGATTGGCTCCCGTGATAAACTCCACGTCGCTCATGTTGTCTCCTCCCTCGGCAGAATCTCCGCCATTTCGATCTTATCTAACAGCATTTTTGCCAAATAGATTTCTTCCTCGCAGCGTTTCACGCCCTTCTCTGCAATCTCTGTTTTTATGGCCTCTTTGTCCTTATTGGAATTTTTCAAGATCGATTCGTATGACTCCTTTTCCTGCCGGATTCGGATTGTATCCCGCTCCACAGCCCACTTGATCCGCAGCCACTCTTCCAGTGTCAACACTAGTTTCCGCTTCGCTCCTGTTGTTCTCATGCTCTTTTCTCCTTTTTCTCTTCTGCCTCTTTCCGGTAGCGTTCGGCGGCCCAGCGCGCGAACGCCGCAAGCTTTTCCTCGCCCTCCTCTGGGCGCTTGATTTCAAACGGCGCGGCGGAGATAAAGCCGCCGTCCTCCGTCCGGTAAGCAATTGCCGCCAGCATCGTTACCCCTCCTTTTCCAGCGCCGCCAGTGCCAGCGCTGCGATCAGCAGCGCCACCGGCAAACACACCAGATGCTGCACCGTCTCCGTCCCTGCTCGAATTTGCTGTACCAACCACGCCACCCCGGCGCACACGCCGCAGCCGAATAGCGCGCCGGCAAGCAGCAGCGCAAGGTTTCGCAGTGCTCTTTTTATGTACCGCATGTTACGCCTCCTTCCGTTCCGCCTGCGCCAGTTCCTTGGTCAGCAGCATGCCATAGGCGATATCGCCCAGGCGCTGCATCTGCTCAGCGGACAGGCCGCTTGTGTTTTTTCTCAGGCTCTCAGCTATTTGCTTTTCCTTTTCGGACATTTCTATCACCTCGCGTTATCGCTACATTTTGTTGTTGCGTTTTGTATTGTGAATACACAATACCACCTTTCAGGTGTTTTGTCAATACATTCACGCAAAATATTTTTATCAGCATTGTATTGACAATACATTTTGTTTGTGTATAATAGTATCTATCAGGAGGTGATACCGTGTCCATCAATGAGCGGATCAAAGATGTCCGCAAGTCCGCCAGCTTATCTCAGACCGATTTTGCCGAGCGCCTCGGCACCACTAGAGGCGTTATCACAAATCTCGAGGGCGGTAAGACAACACCAAACGAGCCGTTTATCAAACTGATTTGCCGTGAGTTTAACGTTGACGAGCATTGGCTCCGTACCGGCGAGGGCGATATGTTCCAAAAGCTCACGCGCGATCAGGCGCTTGCCGAGTTTTTCGGTAAGGTCGTCGCTGACCCGGACGATGCGCCGCGAAAGCGTTTTATCTCGATCATCAGCAAGCTCAGCGCGGAGGAGTGGCAGCTGCTCGACGAGATCGCAAAAAAAATGGCCGAGGACGGTTAACGTCCCCGGCTCTTTTTTATCCGCGCTTTACCACCTCGCGCAAAAACCGCCACACAATGTCCAGTTCTTTTTCCGTCGCGCTTTCCAGCATCCTCTTGATTTCTTCTAACAGCTCGATTCTTTCCATTTCCCCCAATTCCTCCATCCTTTCACAAATTCCGCGTTCATTTTTCGTTCATATTTCCATCTTGCACCAAATGTAATTCTGTCGTAGTCTATATTTATAGCAATTTTATATTCTGATTCTGTTGGGAGGATTTACGATGTTTTGCAATAAATGTGGTAAGGAGATAGCCGACGAGGCGCTGATTTGTCCTTATTGCGGCTGCGGCACCGTCAACTATGTCCGAGATCAGGCCAAGGCCGAGGCCCGCGCCTCTGTGCAGGCTGCGCCGCAGCCTCTCCAAAAAAAGCGCTCTGTTGCGCTGCTCCTTTGCTTGTTCCTCGGCTGTTTTGGCGCGCACCGTTTTTATGTCGGCAAAATCGGCACCGGTATCCTCTGGCTCTGCACTCTCGGCTTTGGCGGTATCGGCGCTTTGATCGATTTGATCATGATTATCGATAACAAGTTTACCGACTCCTTCGGCGCGGCGCTCTACGACGAGTACACCGCCAACATGACTCAGGAGGAGTACGACGCTGCTGCCGCCGGCCCCCGCAAGGTGCGCAAAATCGTCCTCATTGTTGCAGTCGCACTTTGCCTCCTGTGCTTGCTCGTGCTCTGCGTTATCCCTGGTATCCTCGATTTGATTTACGCTTAAGATTCGCCCGTGCCAGCGTGCCGATGCTGACACGGGCTTTGGTTTCTGCAAGCGATTGGGAGCCGCCTGTAGCTCAACCATACGCTTTCACCAATGGTTATGTCCAGCCCTTTCCATGGTTTTCTCCGCCCCAATCATGTGTTTTTGGAGTGATTTTCTTGGAAAAAATGTTATGGCAGCTCTGCCGCGAAGCAAAGGAGGCTTTGCATCTCACAAACCAGGCCATTGCCGATCGCGCCGGACTCGCCCTGAATACGGTTTCTCAGTACCTGCGCGGCGAATCAAAAAGCGCCTCTGTCTACACCGTCGGCCCGATCTGCTATGCCCTCGGCATCGACATGAATGCGTACTTCGGCATCTCGCCGCCCGCTCCGGAGTCCGTTTCCGAGCTGCTTCGCCTCGAAAACAAAAGCCTCCGCATCCAGCGCGATCACCTGCGGAAGTCCCTGAAAATGCACCGCATCACCACCCTTGTTCTGCTCGGCATCGTCGCGCTTTGCGCTTTTGCTCTGGTGGTGGATATCTTGAGCCCCACCCTCGGTTGGTTCCGTGCATAAAAAATAGCCGCCCCGGCGCACTGCCGGAGCGGTATCTTTGGAGGTTTTTATGGATCATGGCCTGAATCTCGCCAACGTTGTGATTTACGCCCGGTATTCATCCGCCGGCCAGAACGATCAATCCATCGACGGCCAGCTTGCCAAATGCCGCGAGTACGCGCAGCAGCGCGGTTTCCGCGTGGTAGGTGAGTATTGTGATCGTGCGCTGTCCGGCCGATATGCCGAAACGCGCCCGGAGTTCCAGCGGCTCGTTTCGGATAGCTCCAAACATGCGTTTGAGTATGTGCTTGTCTGGAAGCTTGACCGTTTTTCCCGGGACCGCTACGACAGCGCCATTTACAAAAAGAAGCTCCGCGCGAACGGCGTGCGCGTACTGTCCGTCACCGAGGGAATCGACGAAAGCAGCGAAAGCGTCCTCCTCGAGGCCATCTTGGAGGCCATGGCGGAGGAATATTCCCGGCAGCTCGCGCAGAATGTCAAGCGCGGGATGCGCCAGAACGCCGAAAAAGCGCTGAGCCTCGGCGGAATGCCCCCGCTCGGATATGACGTTGTATCCAAGCGCTACACGATCAACGAGTCCGAGGCTCAGATCGTTCGCTTTATCCATGAGCGCTACGCCGCCGGGGCCGCGCAGAAGCTCATTGTTGACGAGTGCCGGCAGCGCGGCTATTGCGCCAAGCGTGGGAATGAGCTGACGATTGGAGCCGTCAATCGCATCCTGCGCAATCCCAAGTACGCTGGAACGTATGTTTGTGACGATCTTGTCCTGGAGGATGCGATCCCAGCCATTGTCTCCAAGCCGCTCAAGCAGCAGGTGCGCGACCGGCTTGCAGCCAGCGCAAAGGCCCCCGGCCACGCAAAGGCAAAGGTGGAATACCTCCTGCACGGCAAGCTCTTTTGCGGTGAGTGCGGCGCGCCCATGATAGGGGAGTGCGGCCGCGGTAAGAACGGCACCACGCATTACTATTACACCTGCGCAGCCCGTAAAAAATCCCGCTCCTGCAAAAAACGCAACGAGCGGAAATTTGAACTGGAAAAATATATTGTGGAGTATATCAGTATGTACGTCCTCACGGACGAGTGGATCAACGCCGCCGCCGAGCGTGTTGTTGCCGAATACGCCCGTAGCTATGGCGCCTCCGGCATTAAGCCGTTGGAGCGCCAGATCCGCGATGCCGACAAAGAGCTTGACGCGCTTGTTGATACGCTGATAAAAACGGCCTCTGCGACGGCCATTGCAAAGATCAATGATCGCATCGAGGCGGTGGAAGCCAAAAAGCGCACGCTGGAGGCCGACCTTGCGACTCTCCGCATCGCCAGCCGCGTAGAGATCCGCAAAGAGGATATCGTCGCATGGCTCGATCAGTTCCGCGTCGGCAGCTCCAGCGACCCGGAATACTGCAAAAAAATCATTGAGCTGTTTGTGAACGCTGTGTACGTCTATGATGATCGCATCAAAATGTTTTTCAACGTCCGCGACTCCGCACAGATCACATACCCCGAAATGCTTGCTTTGGATGGCTTGGAGTGTTCGGATTTTGATTTGTCCGGCGTACCAAATGATGCCTTATCCGAACAAATCCTGTTTATCAACGGTATAATCGGGATGCTTGTTCGCCGATAAGGCGCAGCCCCTCTCCGATTTGGAGAGGGGCTGCTTTTTATTTCACAATGCACCTGTAATACGCACAAAGCTTTTCCTCCGGGCCGGGGCCGTCCTTGTCCATCAAGAACGCCCGCGCCAGCTCCGCGTAGAACTCCGGCACGTTGACTCCGAACTTCCGCGCCACATCGTAGTAATCCGAATACATCATGTTCATCGTCACGCCGAAAACCCAGTGCGGAATATCGTTCCAGGCTCCGCTCGCATCCGCGACGGCGGAAGTCTGATCCATCGTCCAGTGCGGCCCGACCGTGCCGTCGGCGTTCTGCATGTGCTCCGCCCAGCGCATGGCATCTTCTCGGGAGAATTCCGTCATTTTCGTGGACTCACGAAAATGGTCTCCATCCACGCCGTCAAGCTTATGCAGGCGGCACAGGAGACCCGCCACGGCATCAGCCTCTTCGATGTGTCCCAGCGTCAGCGGCTTTTCGGAAAGCTCCTCCAGCCGCGCGTACAGCCCGTTGATGTAGTCTTTCATGCTCACGCCTCCTGAATGTATCTGTAAAGTTTGTCGAGATCGCTCACATCGAAGCGCAGCTCGCCAATGATCGGCACCGTGATCGGAAGCTTCTGGCCGTCAAAGCGCGGCCTTGCCGCATTATAGAGCCGGTCAAGGTCGATGTTCCCGACCTCGTCCATTACGCCCATCATCTGCACCGCCGGATTTTCACGCAGCTTGAGCAGCTGCGCCTTGCCGCCATCCATGATAAGCGCAAGCGCGATCCCGGCTCCAATGCCCTTGCCCATCGGCAGATGGGGAATGATCTCATTGTCGGCGAATTTTGCCGCGCCTCGCATAGCCTGATCGATCGTTACCATAAGGATACCTCCGTGTTAAGATCGGGGCGGCTATTGCCGCCCCTTTTTCTTAGCTGTTGCAGCACCCGCCGCACTTCTGGATCGGGTTGTAGAGCGTCTGCGCCGTGGTCGCGGTGCCCGTGGTGACGTCGGCGACC